GGTGAATTTTTATGGGTGCTATAGTACAAGTGTTCTATAGGTATTATTACTCATATAGGTATTTATACTCATTTTGCATATATGGTGTGTGTGGCTCATGTTTACAAATTGTTATATTCCATTGTAACAAATCCACAAGAGGACGCAAGAAACCAGTCGGGAACAGATGTCTGGGCGTTAGCGATTCCCCACAAGTCCCCATTAGCAACGGCTGGAAATGTTGTCAGGTACGGATAACCGAACCCCCAGATTTAGTGTGGGTTTCCCCACAAATAGGTATAAATACTCTTGACAGTACGAATGTACTACCACCGTGCGGGGGGTTCACGCCAGGACGACCATCGTTAAACCCCCACGAACAATTTTGCCAAATTTAAGACACCCCTCAAGCCCCTTACGTACAGTACAAACAGTACAAAGGTAGTATAGGGTTAGTATGAGTATGTTAAATATAGCACGAGCGGGTTACTCGTGTTAGTAGAGGGGAGAATTTTACTTCTCACCCTCTTGACCGCTGTTTCCACCCACGAGGAGCACCACTTCCCCGTGTATTATGGTGGGGTTCCTCTACATCCAAGTTATATCACCACTTCCAGCCAATCCTCTGGCCTCCTTACGCTGGTCTAAATCCATCCCCAATACCATATGGTTAGCCTCAGCTTGAGGATCATCCATCCACGCTTCTAGGTGATCTAACCACTCTTCTCTTCTTCTGTCTTTTATCTGCTGGGTGGCTGAGATTGCAAGGGCATCTGTAAACCATTTAACTCCTTGGGCAAGGGAGTCAATCCTGTCGTCATGTCGAACGGCACCTTTTTCCCTGCACATCCTGGAGATTTGGTAAGCGAGCATATATTGGAATCTATTTTCAGTTGCCTCATCCGCATTACTCTGATAATCCCATTTAATGACGGAAGGATCGACAACAAGCCTATGCTGGTTAAAAACAGGCTCAAGGCTATCAATAATACGGTCTTCTTTTCTAACATTAGCTCTAGTCTCCTCTATGTTGATGTTGGTTTTTGTCGTTTGACAATGTTTTCTAAATAGCTCTGATACAATACCATCGCCAAAGTTACTCTCGATGAGCAGCGTATTCGCATCATATTTTCTACATCTCCTTAAAATCTCTAATAGTGTTTTGTCGCTATAACCGTCTCTGGTAGCGAATATCTCATGCAGGTATATAAAACCATTCAACTGCGATAAGAAGCATGCTACAGTCTCATCTGAGCCCCTTCCAGAAGGGTCTACGCTGCATATGGTCTCTGTATACTCAACCCAATCCCCTTGCACCTGCATAGGGCTGTACCAGTAATCTCCTGGGAGTCCTGTACAGGGTAGGTCTTTAATGATATTGTCTGGGCTGGAGCACCAAATGATGTTTTCGGGTGCATGAGTGGCGTTTACAGGGTTAATTATTAGGTCTGCAAACTTTAATGGGAACTTCTCTGCGTCAGATAAGCTAGTATCTAGCATAAACTGCAGCATGAAGTTAGATCTACCCATAGATGACTCTCTATCCAGTAGATCCTCCTCTTTAAATCTTGAGTCGGTTGGCTGCCAAGCCATGTCTTTCTTTTCTAGGTCTTCAACCAGCTGCGGTGCCAATAACCCATCATACATAGCAAGTTTGCGGGGATACCTAGCTGGCCAGACAAACGGTCTATAGCTACGTTCCCTTAGCTTATTATAGACGGTGAATGTCGTTTGAGGAGTCCCAAGAAACATAATACGAGAGTCACGTTTAGGAGTAAGAATAGACTCACATTCAGTAACAAGTTGTAAGAGTTTTTCACGTTGTAGCTCCGTCATACTGTTATTAGGAACTTCTACATCGTCTAGTACCATTAAATCGGCTCTAGATCCAGTTAGCTGTCCTGTTATACCCACAGACTTAACTGAGGGTGCTTGGTGCGGGGCTGCTGGCCCTACATCAAAAGATATACGTGACCATCTCTGATCATCGTTTTTAGGCTTTAGTTGTGATAACCAAGGTACTTCTAGAATTAATCTTTGGCAAAAGATAGAGAAGCTGTCTGCTCTGTCTTTACTTGCGGAGACCACCATAATTTTTTTATTAGGGTCATTGAAAAGAGTCCAAAGGACAAATGCAGCAGTAATCCAAGACTTACCCACACCCCTAAACGCTTGGATTTGAAGTCTTTTAGGCCCATGTTGTAAATACTCCGCTATACATAATTGTGCCCTTGTGGGGGCTGGTAAATTTAAGTGTGTCCATACTGCTGTTAGAAATAGCCTAAAATCATCGCTTAGTCTACTCTCCAGAGAGGGTTTCGTCTTCTTCCGTTGTGACATATTTGTCGTACATACTTTTAGCTTTTGTGGGGGTGACATTAACAGGTGTGTTAAACATCTCTAACTCGGCATTACGTCTATTGACTAAGCCTTCTGACTTACTGTAACCCCTTTCATCATTTTCATCTGCTACATTCACATACAACGGGAAAGCTTCTTGTATAGCTTTTATGTCGTTGTTCTCGACTGCACCAGATATAATACCAAAGTTATCTTTGTCTTGATAAAAGTTTTTACCGAAATTGTAACCAAAAGAGATTATAGCATCTTTTTGATTCGGGTTTAATTTGTCAAAACCTGGCATATTTGTAAGCTGATTAGCTGTCTCTTCTACATAGAAATTCAGCAGCTCACTAGCCCTAGTTTCGTCTATCGGGTCATCCTCCATAGTTACAGGAGTACCATCTTCATAAAACCTATTACCATAACCAATGTGTGGCAATCCCGCTTGATCTAAATAGGGATTTGGTCTAAAGCCTTCTTTCTCTTTGAGAAATTCAGTAAGACGATTATTCTGATTATATATCACACGTGGGGTCTTGGTCGGTGTCTCTGTCATAATTAATACTCATGTTTTGTAAGTTTTCTACGTCAGATTGTGTGATAGTTACACCATAATCTGTTCTATAGTCTTCACACCAATCACATATTTTTTTATATTCTTTTACAGCGTCATCTACAGCTTTCTTAGCTTTGTATTCTACATACTGAGGTTCTAACCATAGCAGAAACCACACCATAGCCCAACGAAGTGGGCGTGGCGTAGCATTTGCAATGTCTTTCAGTTCTTGTAATAATAACTTATTAGGGTTAAATAATTTGTTCATTTAATCCAATTTAAAATTAAGTTTTCTCGTAATGGGTTTGGTGGAAAATTATCCCTAAACCACATTAGCCAGTTGTGACTTCCTTTTTCTTGATTACACCGCTTACATGCGGGAACACAGTTACAAGCATTGGTACTACCTCCCAAAGATCTGGGATGTACATGGTCAATGGTAAGATCATATTCATGATGCTTTCGTCCGCAATAAATACATTCATAATTGTTTGCCTCCTTAATAGCTTTTCTCCAGAGTTTCTTGGCATCTGATGACGTCATGACTATTAAGTTTTGTGTGTAATGTTTATAAGTAGGAAGTACTGGTGTCATTTTCTGCTTCTGTTTCTGGCTCTGTTTTTAGATGGACTTTCACGTACTAATCTTCCTGATTTAGTATGCGAGTAATCTTTACCACCTTTCCCATAGTTACCGTCCGCTCTACGAGCTTTATTGAGTTCGGCACGGTACTGTTTGTTCTCAGGGCTTCGATTACGCTTGCGTTGAGCTGCGTTTTTCTTCGCCCTCGACTTAGGATTATCACGGTAAAACCTCGCTGTTTTCTTCGGGTTTTTTGCAGTTTTAGGAGCCACGTTTAATTACCGATTTTTGTACTGTATCAAAATCAACATCTGGCAAAATATCTGCAAGTGTTGCTAAGGGTGACGTATCGAACGCCACACCTGTAATGTCATTTTTATATAGCCAGTCAGCAGCAGCCTTTAGGTCAGCAGTAGTAGCTTCACCGCTACGTATTCTGTCTATCAGCTCAGTTGTAACTAACTTATGTAGCTCGTTAAACTGTTGCTCTCCTGCTCTTTCACTCAACTTTTAATCCTCTCTTAATAAATTCTACTGCCTTGTCGTCTAGGTCATTATCGCTCTCTTTGGATAACTTTTCAAGTAAATCAATTATAAAAAATTTAAACTTCTCACTTTTTAAAAAAGTTAAAACGATTGGTTTCAGTAGTGCTAACATCTTTCTTAGGTAATAATGATTGTATAGGTACGATGTCAGAACACATACCATAAGTACGGGTTCCAGGGCGTATCGTAAATCCCTTTTGTTGTAATTCTGCACATTTAAGTGC